TTTGTTCAGATGGCCAGTCAGTTTCAGCGCGCGGCGAATCTGATCTGGATGGAGATATTCGACATCGTGAAGCAGAACTGCACAGAAGATTATGACGAGGGTAATCCGAATGACACGATGGAGCAGCTGCTTCGCTCAAGGAGAGAACGATAAATGGATACAGTAAAACTTGAACAGGTCCCGATTGAGAAACTGGTGCCATATGCCAGAAACGCCCGGACACACAGTAAAGAACAGATTGCACAGCTTCGCGCGTCGCTGCGGGAGTTCGGATTCGTTTCTCCTGCCGTGATTGATAGCGGCTACAACATCCTTGTCGGTCACGGAAGGATTCAGGCAGCACGCGAGGAAGGATATAAAACGGTTCCCTGTGTGTTTGCAGAGAACCTGACGGAGGCCCAGAAAAAAGCATACATTCTCGCTGACAACCAGCTGGCGCTCAACGCGGGATGGGACGAAGACATGCTGTCAATCGAGCTGTCGGATTTGAAGAACGACTCGTTTGATCTGTCCCTTCTTGGCTTTGAGGAATCCGATCTTGAAAAGTATCTCAATCCGGATGATGAAGATGCTGAGCAGGATGATTTCGATGTGGACGCGGAGCTTGCAAAGCCCTGCTTCTCAAAGGCTGGCGATATCTGGCATCTGGGAAGACATACTGTGATCTGCGGTGACTCCACCAATCCAGACACATACACACATCTGCTGGAAGGAAATAGTGTAAATCTTGTCTGCACCGATCCGCCCTATCTGGTGAATCTGGAAAGTACATCCGGCAAGATCAAGAACGACGATCTGAACGATAAAGACGGATATGAATTCCTAAAGAAGGCCTTCTGCTGTTTCCATGATGTAATGGCAAAAGACGCTTCGATCTATGTGTTTTACGCCACAGCAAAGGCTCGAATTTTCCACGATGCCTACGAGGACGCGGGCTTTAAGGTTGGAGCCGGTCTGGTCTGGAAGAAAGACCGGTTGGTGCTTACCCGGACAGATTGGAAATACATCCATGAGCCCATCATATGGGGCTGGCGAAAAGATGGAAAGCATCAATGGTACGGTGATCAGAAACAGGTCACCGTTTTTCAGTTCGACCGCATCAAGAACAGCAAAGAAGATGGTTACGGCCATCCATCCAGCAAGCCGGTGCCGCTGATCGCCTATCTGATCAGGCAGTGCACACAGACAAACGGTCTGGTGCTGGACGGGTTTCTTGGATCCGCCTCAACCCTGATTGCCTGCGAGGAACTGGGACGCGTCTGCTATGGTGTGGAGCTGGAGCCGAAGTTCATCGATGTAGCGGTGAACAGATACATCCAGTTGAAGGATGGATCCGATGCGGATGTGTACCTCATCCGCAACGGGAAACAAATATCTTACAGGCAAGCAATAGAACCCATGGAAAAGGAGCAGGAGAGTAACTGTGAACGTGGAGGAACGGCTTCTTGAAAACGGCTATGAAGGCGTGAAATACTTAACGGATTATAGCTATGACGATGCTCTTATCGGTGTAACCGACGATAACAGAGCCGTCTATGATTACGATCTGATGATTCATTGGTTAATGGAAAAAGAGAACTGGCCCATGGAAGATGCGACCGAATGGATCAACTACAACACAATACGGTCACTTCCTTACATGGGCGAAGATGCGCCAATCATTATGAACCGGCTTGAAGACGTGGACATTTCTATCATTTCCGGAGCGTGATTGTTTCTCTATTTTTCGCTCGAATCTTGTTGCTATTTGAAGCGTACAGAGTGATGTATGTACTACCAAAACGAAGGAGGCACATACAATGAAACTCACATTCAACGTAACAAAGGAAACCAAGAAAGCATTTGTAAATGCCATCGCGGACATTACCGGAAACAAGCCGGTCTACCAGTTCACCCCAACTTATGCCTATGCCATCGGCGACCTGACCGTCAACCGGGATGCAACCCTTACAGCCCCGGACGACAAGGACCTCAGCTCCCTGCTTGCAGCGCTTAACGCCATGGGCTACAAGCTGATCGAGAGTGACAATGGCGAAACAACAGCCGAACAGGAACCAGAGGTTGAAACGACGGAAGATCCAGCGGAGCCTGAAACCGATGAATCTGGAATTACGGAGTATACGATCTCCCTTCCACTTGCATCCGCAAATGTCGGAACGCTGACAAACATGATCAACGCAAAGGAAAGCCTGATCAAAAAAGCGCTTGGCATCAAAGATACACGCATTAGCGTCACAGAAGAAAAGATTGAATTTCCATGGTTTGAGCGGGAGCTTTCTCCAGAGGAAATCCACGCCTACACCACATTCCTTTCCCTGCTCTGCAAGCTTTCAAAAGAGCTGAAGCATGCAAGCAGCCGGCCGGTTGAAACAGATAACGAAAAGTACGCCTTCCGCTGCTTCCTGCTGCGGCTTGGATTTATCGGCGCAGACTACAAGGAAGATCGTAAAGTCCTGCTTCAGAACCTGACCGGCAGCGCTGCCTTCCGCAATGGCGCTCCGGTCAAGGAGGTACAGGCATGAGGATAGTCACTGATAAAGTACTGGCTGCTTTGCGAGCCAAATTTCCAGAAGGCACCCGGGTCGAGCTGGTTCAAATGGATGATGTTCAGGCTCCACCTGTCGGCACAAAAGGAACAGTCTATGGTGTTGACGATACCGGCTCCCTTCTTGTTGACTGGGACAATGGCTCTGGGCTGAACGTAATCTTCGGTGAGGACATCATTCAGAAGGTGGTTGACTGAAATGGACGCAAAGATCAAAGAACAGATCATGGCAATCCACGATTCAGGCCTGACAAATATGTTTGATCTTCCAATGGTCCAGCGGCTTGCCTTCGAACGAAACTACTTCGAACTGGTGCTCTTTCTCGAAGACCACCGGGAAGAATACATCGACTTTATCCTTCATGGTGACAGCGAATCTTCCTGATATTTCTGCGAATGATCCGCTGATATTGCTTGCTATATTCCCGACACAGAGTGATTAATACACATGCCAAAGGAAAGGCACACAAAGCCAGGAGGAATAAAGCCATGATGAACATTTTTGAAAAGACATACAGCACCGTTCAGGAAGCGAAGAAAGCCTATAAAGAAGCCACCACAGCAGAAGGCAGAGACGCCGCAAGAGAGATGATGGAGCAGGCTGAGGATGCCATTGTCGAGATGGGTGACATTGCCTGCACGATCTGGAGAGCTTACCGGAAATCAAAGGAAAACGAGAACCCGATTCTGAACTTTGACGACATCATCTGGGATCGCGATGTGAAAGCCCTGACCACCTGCATGAAGGAAAACGGCATTCACGCCTTCACCTACTCCTGCCGGGCGACGGATGCAGTTGAAACACTCTGGCTGTTCAAAGAAGCCGGATGCACGATTGGCGAGATTGTTGAAGTCAACCTTCGCAAAGGCTTCAGCGGCAAGGGTTACGAAACAGGGCACGCCTTCAAGATGATTCTGAACTGAAGAAGCCGAAATCAAGGAGCCGCAAGGCTCTTTTATTCTGCAAAGAAAGGAGGATCGCCGAATGGCAATGCGAAAACTTAAAAAATACAAGCCGACTCGCTTCATGGCAGAGACGTCCTCCTACAACAAGGACGCTGCGGACTATGCCGTCTTATTTATCGAAAGCCTGCGGCATACCAAAGGAAGCTGGTATCGAAAACCGTTCGAGTTAATCGACTGGCAGGAGCAGATTATTCGGGATGTGTTTGGCATCCTGAAACCTAACGGATACCGACAGTTCAACACGGCCTATATCGAAATTCCAAAGAAACAGGGAAAGTCAGAACTGGCCGCTGCGGTCGCCCTTCTTCTTACCTGCGGCGATGGCGAGGAACGCGCTGAGGTTTATGGCTGCGCTGCGGACCGCAATCAGGCGAAGATCGTCTACGATGTAGCGGTCGATATGGTGCGCCTTTGCCCCGCTCTGGATAAGCGTGTGAAGATTCTGGAATCACAGAAAAAGCTGATCTACCTTCCGACCAACAGTACTTATCAGGTACTCTCTGCAGATGTGGCAAACAAGCATGGATTTAACACCTCCGGTGTGATCTTTGATGAGCTTCACACCCAGCCGAATCGAAAGCTCTACGATGTCATGACGAAAGGATCCGGCGATGCCCGGACACAACCGCTGTACTTTCTGATTACCACGGCAGGTACGGATACTAACAGCATCTGCTATGAGATTCATCAGAAAGCCCTTGATATCATCGAAGGCCGTAAGATCGATCCCACGTTCTATCCGGTGATCTATGGGGCAGATGAGTCAGACGACTGGACGGATCCGGAAGTGTGGAAGAAAGCGAATCCTTCACTTGGAATTACTGTGAGTATCGATAAGGTACAGGATGCCTGTAACTCAGCCAGACAGAATCCCGGTGAGGAAAATGCCTTCCGTCAATTGCGACTAAACCAATGGGTCAAACAAGCCATTCGATGGATGCCAATGGAAAAATGGGATGCCTGTGCATTTTCCGTTGATCCTGAGGATCTGGAAGGCCGTGTCTGCTATGGCGGTCTTGATCTCTCCAGCACCACAGACATCACGGCATTTGTTCTGGTTTTTCCTCCCAGGGATGAAACCGACTGCTACGTGGTTTTACCCTACTTCTGGATTCCTGAGGACAACGTGGATCTTCGTGTCCGGCGGGATCACGTTCCCTACGATCTTTGGGAAAAGGAAGGGTATCTGGAAACAACGGAAGGAAACGTAATCCACTATGGCTTCATTGAGAAATTCATTGAGAACCTCGGCGAACGCTACAACATCCGTGAGATCGCCTTCGACCGCTGGGGTGCTGTCCAGATGGTCCAGAATCTTGAGGGCATGGGGTTTACCGTGGTCCCCTTTGGACAGGGATTTAAGGACATGTCCCCGCCGACCAAAGAGTTGATGAAACTGGTTCTGGAAAAGCGAATCGCGCATGGCGGCCATCCGGTTCTGCGATGGATGATGGACAACATCTATATCCGGCGTGACCCGGCTGGCAACATTAAAGCTGACAAGGAAAAATCGACCGAAAAGATTGACGGCGCGGTTGCGATGATCATGGCCTTGGACCGGGCGGTTCGTGGTGGAAATGACGATGGCGCTTCGGTATATGACGACCGGGGAATATTGTTTCTCTGAAGGGCATTCACCAGTGCTAAAATATATCGAAGAATCATATTTTCACAAGGGGGAGATAATTTATGGCAACAGTATCAACGGGCATCCTTGGTGATGCCAATCTTATGAACCTGAAGGAAATTCCTGCGAGAGACATTCGTCCGGAAGTACAAATGTTTCTGGCTCCAAATGAAGAAATCATTCAGGCATTCCAAACCGTACGTGATCAGGTAGTTTTTACCAGCAAACGAGTAATTGCGGTGAATGTACAGGGACTGACAGGCAAAAAAGTTTCTTATTTTTCTTACCCATACTCAAAGGTTCAGTATTTCGGCGTGGAAACTGCCGGAGTTCTGGATATCGACAGTGAACTGGTACTTGCATTCAGCAATGGAGCAAAACTTCAGTTTGATTTTAAGTCTCAGGTAAACATTAAAGAAATATGCGCAACGATCTCTCAGTACGTACTGTAAGAGAACATTCGGCATAATAGTTTTCAATAAACAGGCATCTGTCGACGATGGATCATCTGGCAGGTGCTTTTCTTATGTCATTTCATAGGGGAAAGTTGGATGAACATTATTTCTAAATTTTTCAAACCCAGAAACGGACCACATGGCTTTAGGCCGGGGAATCCTGTTCCTTTGAAGTTATCCACAACGGCCGCACTGTGGAAATGTCTACAAAAAAAGAATAACCGGTGGGGCCGCCGTCCATGGCTTTACATGGCATCCCACATACGGTTCCTTTCGGAACGGCAGGCGCCGCGGGTTTTCCTACTTCGGTTATTCTATATTCACTATAAAGCGTAGCTATGAAATTATCAATCTGACGAACAAATTCTGGACACTTTTGAGACTCTTTCGATGCGATCATATGAAACAATCATGGTGGAGGGCATGAGCATGAAAAAGATCACAGGACCGATGGCTGCAGAGCTGGTGAAACGAATGCTGGAGGATGGAGAAGTTGACTCGCTGGAGGAAGCGGTCTGCGCTGTCTTTGAAGTGGCGGATTCCATCAACCGGGCGATTGAATCCGGTATCCCGGAGGAGAGGATCAAGGACATTCTCCGGAATTCCGTTCTGCCATTGAGCTGAAACTGGGCAACCTCTCAGCATCAATATGAATCACAGGTATGGCACAATCCGCCATGCCTTTCTTTTTACCCGAAAGGAGAACATCACATGAGCGTATTTTCAAAGCTGTTCAGATCGCGGAATCGACCATTTGATTCCACCAACGGTTC